GTTTTGTGTACAATTCATCTGAAGTCCTCCTTGGCATGATGGTAGGTATTGTTTGACACCCCTGCATCATACCAAGAGGGCTTTTTTTGATCAAGTCCCCGGAAAAGCTCCTAACGGGAATGCTCCTTTCATGGGATATACGTGAATATCCGCGGGTCTTCTTGCCCGATTGTCCACATCGCCACGCCTTTACAGCCGTATCGCATGGTGTATTCGGCGGCTTTGATGAAACTCTCAAGGTCGCCGTTCCACGCAATCGAATAGCCTTCTGAATCGCCAACGTAAAAATTTCGCAACCATACGCCGGCATCGACCATGCGGATACGAATGGTTTTCTCCCCTTGCCAAGACGGCACGGTTACAATCGGGAGATTTTCATAGTCATTGGCAATCTTAATGCCTAACCCTTCATCGGGATCAAAGCCCGAATATACAAGATAGCCTAGCTCGTCATAGCTGTACGGTCGCGTTTCTTCGAGTGCGACATGTTCCACGCCGTCGATGATCGCTGCCACCTTCTCCATCGGTTCATAACGATCGTTAGTGGCGATTTGCAGGCGATAGCACTTCACGCGGCAACCGCTCGCATATACACCATGCGCTCCCTTGTTTGGCGGCGCCGGAAACGTTTGTGTACTCGGATAGTCGATGACTTCCGTGTTCCCGACCATGCACTTGATATGATTGCCGTACACTCGAACCTTGAATGTGTAGCGTTGTCCGAGCGTCAACGTGAGTGGAGCAGACGCTAACACTTGGCTGTTTCCGCCACTTTCATATTTGAGATAAAATCGTCCGGCTCGATGATCGGCAACAAAGACGTACCCTCGCCCGGTTTGCCCGGCTTGATCCGCGCAAAAGCGAATGCCGTACACAGCGTTTCTGTCGTTCGCGTCAGCGCGCAAATCCGCTTCGATATGGGCGTTCATCTCGTATTGGCGGTTGACGATCAATTGCATAGACTGTGCCCTTGCATCGGCGAATACGTGCGCTTCTTCGGTTCTTGTCGCCGCATAAGGGCGCCACACCCCAAATGAGTATCCCTTGCTCACTGGAGTGCCGACACATCGTTGCAAGTTCGGATTGGGGTTAGAACCCGGCGGAATGTAATTCGGATCAACATGCAGGTAGTATTTCGTCTTGGTTAAGTCCGCAATGCCGCTTCGAACGTGCGGGCCGAACAGGTCTTCCCATATGATCGCCGGACGTGGAGGGCGGCGCAATAGCTCGCCTGTGATCGTCATGTTCGCCGGAAAAGCGGCTTGCACTTTTGAAACGATCCCGTTTGTCACTTCTCCTCGTTTCCATGCAGGTTGCAAATTTACGCGATACTCAACTTCTCCGCCCGACATGCCATGCTCAAACGCCTCGCAAACGATAAACCCTAGAATTTGCGCGTCGTCTTCACAAACGCCAACCTCAATCGTGTTCGACGTGCCAAACGAAAAAACGCCGCAGTCGTAGAAATGCCTGTCGGGATTGACGTAAAACGGGTACCATTCGGGCTGATTTCCTTTTTCTCCAATAACAAAGCTCTGTCCGTTTACGTTGATCGGGATTCGCGGGTTTAAATACGGGAAATAGACAGCGGCGATCAGCCGATAGTCTCCCGCTTCCGGCAGGGTGAATGAGTAATACAAGCGCCCGTCCTGCCCTTCGTCGCCTTTTGCCGGCTCGCAGGTGTTCCGGTCTTTGTTGTAATTGTAGACCGCTGAATGCGCCGAATAGCCGTGAAATGTATAGCCGGACAGTGTATCACGCGGCGTCCAAGTCGTGCCCGTTCGCGTGTTCCCCGTCCGGCTTGTTATGTCGTTCAATATTTTCTTGATGCCCGTAAACTTCGCGCGTTGATGCTTCGAATAGCTTGTGATGTAGTCCTGTCCGTTGTACGTGTCGCGGAAAATCACAGTCTGATCGTTAAACGTCTTTAACGTTGCGAACTGCACCGCAAATCGGTCATACACATGCAAATACGTCTTTTCGTAGGATGATTCTTCATCATGGAATCCGGCATATGGAATGAACGATTGATTATACCAAACAAATTCGTCATTCTCGTTTCTACTGCCAGCGTTATGCTTGAACAATCCGTTTTGCCATTGTATAATTTGCCAATATCTGACGATTGTCCCTGTCCGCTTCTCATTCAACTGCCAGCGGCGCCCATAGGCGGCTGTGCCGACATACACCTTTTCCGGCGGCAGTACATTTCGCACGTGATCCAACACCTGTTCAAGCCACCACAACGGTGTAGACGGCCCAGGCGCGGTATTGCCCGACGAGAAGTCATAAGACATGATTTGAAACTCGTCGATAGCCTGATTTCCGTTCAAATCCCTTCCGCTAGCAACGGTTCGATAGTCTGTCCACTGGTACCAATACGGTTCAAAGTCGCCCGTCATCGCGTGCAGGTTCACACGCAATTCCAGCCCTAACGGAATACAAACCTCGTTTTTCACCCTCACAAGCAAATCGCGGTATTTCTCCGCTTCTCGATACGTCCGGCTTCTCGACGAACTTTTCTCAAAGTCTATTTCAATTCCTTTGATCCGATTTGGGAAGCGCTTCATATACAGTTCAGCGATTTTCCGCGTTTGTCGGATGAACTTGTCTTGTGCATTGTTCACATTATCCAACATCGGCTCTACCCGACTTTTCGTAAAACAAACCATTTGGAGCGACCACTTGATGTTCGGGTAGTGATCCACTAGAAACCGCAACGAATCTCGCATCCAATAGCGAATGCCGCTCTCGTCATCGGTCAAGACTGGATACGCTTCGCCGGCCTTGTAGTGATAAATCGAACCGTCCGCTAATACACCGAAATCGTGAAGTCCAAACGCATGTATTTTGTCGTGATGCTTCAAAAAGGCGTGCCAAAAGTTGCGTTGGTCTCCACCCCAATTCTTCCAGGCGTTTGGATCAATGATTTCCCATACGCCTGTCGAGACTTCTCGCGCGTATTGCTCAAATTCAGCGTTTGACGGCTCGTTTAGCGACCAAGATAACAGCTTTATCATGGCTTGGACTTCCCTTCCTGCCATTGAATGAGTTCGACAACTCCCCAAAAACCAATGCCTGTATCTCGCATTTTTCCGTTGACAAGTTTGTAAAATTCAATGCGAATGCGGTTCGAGCCATAGGGCAAGCCCATGAATAGTTGCCGTTTAATCTTCAGCGTTCCCCCGCCGACATTCAGCGTACGGCTCGCCCGATTGGCCGGAACGCCGTTGATCGACGCCTCGTTCTTTGATCCCCACAGCCGAATTTCACTCCCGGCCGCGCCGCCTTCAAAGAAAAATTCACGGCTGTATCGCTTGTTTAAGGGGTGTTCCGGCTCGTCGGGATATACCCTTTCGTTTTCGTCGACATATCCACCGTAATTGGTGGAAATCCGCAACAAATCGAAGTCGTTTTTCGCGTATAGCGTGATGTCCACGACAGTAGTCGTCAGTTGACGTGAGAAGTCTGTTTCGTACACGTTTGGTACGATGATCGCCTCATGTCCTCGCCCGACGATGTTATAGAAGCGATTTTTCACATTCTCGAATACTCGCGGCTGATCGCCTAAATAAACGTCTCTCCCAACGGCCGTTGAGGTTTCGTCCAGCGTTCCGTATGCCGATTGAAACCATTCGGCCGTGTTCGGGATCGCAGCGGTCACCTGCTCGCCTTCTTGCAATTGCAAGTCAGTAATGCGGATCGCTCCGCGCCGCAGGTTTTCAGCAACTAGCTCAAATTCGATATGATCCACTTTTTTGCGCTGAAACTTTGTCAGCGTGGCAAGAAATCGCGTCCAATCTCCTTTATTCATATTATCACCCGTCTAGCGACCAACGCGTTTCTGACGGATGCCCTTTCCACAAAGTCGCGATTGAACCGCTTTGTAGCATGATGTCGGTGACGTTGATTTGCCCCGATTGGCAATTCTCCATAACAAACTCAATTTCAATCGCCGAAACGCCCCGATCGGGGTTTTTTACTTCAATAACTTGGCTGACTAATCGGAACATCATGTCGTCTCACCTCCGGCCAGTGACAGCCAAATCGGCTCGTCTTCTGTTCCGTCCGCGTATTTGATGCGAATGTAAACACCGACGCGCCCCCTCCCGACTTGCAAGTTTTCCGCCGCTACTTGCATGCTGACGGAATATGAATCGCGATGGGACGGGTAGACGATTTGCTTGAGCGTCTTGGTCTTTCCTTCTTCGGCTGTCGCCTTGAACGAAGCGTTGCCGCTGTACCCGTTGACCGGATCGATTTCCCATCCATTGTTCGTCCAATAGTTGAATCCGTCATCAGCACGGGAATTCATGAGGTAGTTAAAGACGCTCAAATTCAGCATGTCTTGACGGTCTATCGCGTCCTCGGATTCAAGGGCAGGCGCCGCTTCTTGAACGCCTGTCAGCAAGTCGGACAGCGTTGGTTGCGGACGTTCAAGCTCCACTTCCGATTCCCACGGCTTCTTGATGTTGTACTTCCAACGAACAATGCGCTTTTTCTCATTGATCCCCAATTCTTTGTCGTACACAAATACGTTGTCGCCAAGGGCGAACTGCTCGTGGCTTAACCCCGACAGTCTCGACAAGTCGGCAACTTTCATCACGTATGAAGCAGTCGGACGCGACAAGATGCTCAAGGCATACAGACCGCGCTCGTAAAGATGGAATGGGTTGGTGAAACGCTCGTCCTTTGCCACAAGTACTTTTTTCTTGGTCGTATATTGGTAGTTCTCAATATACGGCAATCCTTGGGGATGGGCGTCTTCAATCGTCATATCGTTCTTTCCGTACAAGTACAGTTTCGTGACAAGATTTTTCGTACTGTAGTTTACTTCGATTTCCTTCATGTTTTTCCGATAGACGATAGACGCTCCAGAATCCCTTCCTTCCGGCCGCAAGAAATCTACCGTATTGTTGCTTGTATTGAACCACAACTCGCCTGTAAAGACGTTAGGAAGCTCTCTCAAGGCTTTTAGACGGTTCGTCAAGCCTTCCTCTAGCTGAAGGTTTCGGCGCTCTGTCACTTCCACACGCCCGACTGACCACCCCGTCCCGTCTAAAATGTCCGCCATGATTTGTTCCGGCGTCGCGTCCTGCCAACTCCACACTTTCATTGGCTCGGTATATTGCAAGTCGTACCACGTCGCTTCGCAATACACAACAAGCTCAAGCCGTCCTCCGGCTCTCACTTTTGAAACATCGCGAATGAAATATCGCTGATTGACCACTTCGATGATGTTTTCGTTTTGGATGTACTCCCGTTTTGGATCGTTGTATGGAAGGGAAAACGTCAGCGTATCCACACTGCCAATCTCTTGTTCCAAAATCGGATCATCGGCGTTTTCCAATACACCAAGCCGATTCCCATCTTGGTCATACACGACCAATAAGGCGTTGGATAGTCGATTGTACAAAGGTTGCTGTCGTTGCGGCGGTTGGCTGTTGTATCGAATTTTGCCAAGCAGGTTATACCGTCCGACTCTCAACTGATTGTATTTCAGCATAGGCGTCACCTCACGCCACGACTAGCCAAGGCGAACAATAGGAGCTTCGTTGAAACAACGCTCCACTTGCCGGAAACGTCGTTGGCATATCGCCAAAAGGAATGTTCGTCGCCCGATAGCCTCCATAGAACGAATGATGATTGGGACGCGGCGATAAATCCTGCAAGAATGTTTGGGCGTTGAATCCTACGATAGGGATGGCGCTGACTTGGCTCAATCCATCGTAATACGCTGTCGCCCCATCGTGCCTTGCAATCCAATAGAACCCCGGTTCCAACTCCAAATCAATGTCAACCATGCCCCACCCTCCGGCCGCCGGAATGGTGATGACCGGGCTTTGAAATAGCAATTTGCTCGGCCGCAGTCCGTTATCTCGGTAAATGCCGATCCGCAACGATACATTCGTACTGGCTGAATTCAGTTTCATCGCCGCCTTATTGAATCGGGTTTTTGTTGGCAACGGAAACGGGAAAGCGTCAATCGTGTTGCCGTAGACTAGTATCCGAAACGCGGGCACGTGGCTGTTCACGTTCGCTGTTCCGTCTGTATTAATTGGATTGTAGTCACGCCGAAAATGGCTGACATACGTTCCTGGCAACGGATAAAAGGGCTCAACTCCTGCTGGATTGTTAGCGAGCAACAGCGAATGTTGATCCACCGCCTGTTGCAATGATGGAATGCTCCCGACGCTCCCGTCTATGCTTTGCCGCCATGCCGAAACGTTCGTGATGTACGTAAAGTCTGCTGTGATCGTATTGTTCAAATTTTGTTGCTCATGAAAGACGACAACGCCGTGCGCCGGGCTGATTTCGTATTCGCTCGGATCAACTCGGGCGCCGTTTCGATAAATAACAGGCGCCGGATTGTCCAGCCAATTGCGAATTGTTCCCTCATAAATGCGATAACGGATAGTCGGGTCGTCTTGATCGGCCACCGGCTTCAATACATGCCCCGTCGCTTGCGCTGTTTTCATTTCCAAAACCGCCTGCATTTTGTTGATGTCGTGTTGCAAGCCCGAAATATGCGCGGATAGAATGTCTTGGCTCGTCAAATCACGATATGGGGTTTGCGCCATGATCTCACCTCTTTTCTAAATCCATCGACTTCGAGCGTAGATGGTCGCTTTCTGAATGGTCGCGTTTCCTTCTGCGAAAAACTCAACCTCGTTTTCCTCGACGTCCAAAAACGGAAAATCCATCGAATCTAAATGCTGATTCGCTGATCGCTTGTTCCCATATCCGTCGACAATGTAGGACGTGACAAGCTGGCTGTCCAAGACAAGGGTTTCCCCTTGTTGCAACGCTCCCGAAAACCGGACGGACGTAAAAGGCGTTCGGACGCCAATCGTGCCGCCGCTGTTCGTCCCTTTAATCTCAATCAGCGGTTCTGAATACTCGTTTCCCTTTTGTCGATTGACGACATACACGCCAGTGCCGCTGAATTCAAACACTTCGTCCTCAATCGCGTAGTAGAACGGATCGGGACAAAAGAAGTTTAACGTTCCTTGTCCGGCGCGGATCAAATCGTCAATTTCTGTTTGATCCTGAATGATAGCATTGATGTATTTGTCCGGCTCGTCTTCAAAGATGAGCGGCTTTGGCTCGCTCTTGTTCAGCTTTCCGGCCAAGAAACGTTTCAGTTCAAAATATGACATGTCGCGATGCTCGAAGATGACCACCTCAACAGGAATGACAATCGACTGATGCCGCTTCTCCAAGAAATATGCGCCATGCCTTCCGGCGATAGACATGGATGCGATTTCTTGCGGCGGCATTAAGGGGCGACCAATGTCTCGGACGAGTAGGTACGGCGACAAGTCAAACCCGTCATACGTAATCATAAGGTGACACCCCCTATGCCGTTCGCTCTCATTTTCCCGATGCGCCGCTGACCGAGTTCACGGTCGATATACGGCGTGACCACTCGCATGATTTCCCTGCCGTCCATGATGACAGGGACGACAATTTCTATTCTCTCTGTGCTTTGTTTTCCGCTGTTTTGCAGTTCTTCACGGATGATGCTTCGCAACATTCGTTGCGGCGCGACGATCTCGGGGTTTCCTGCTCCCGCGTCACCGACAATGGCTAGCGTTGGCTTGTCAACCACACCGCCTGTTGCCAGACGTGGAATGTTCGGAATGTTAAACCCAATCGAACCGCCGCCGCGTCCGCCAATCACCGGAACCCAATCGGGAATCTTCGGGATCGGGATGCGAACGCTGTTGATTGAGTTAATCATGCGGTTAATAAAGCCAATGACTTTGTTTACTGCGTCCTTCACCGAGCTAACCACACTATTCCATGCGCTGGATGTTGCGCTTTTCACTCCGTTCCATACGCTCGAAATGATACTCCGAATACTGTTGAACACGCTTGAAATTCCCGAACGGATGCCGTTGATAACAGAACTGATCGCGCTTTTGATCCCATTCCACACGCTCGACGTGATAGAACGAATGGTGTTCCATACGGTTGAAATCACGTTCTGAATTGCATTGAAAACAGAAGAAACCGTAGACTTAATCACGTTCCATGCAGTAGTCAAAGCCGAACGGATGGTGTTCCAAACCGTCGTCGTCACGGTGCGAATGACGTTCCACACGGTTGAAATCACCGTTTGGATCGCGTTAAAGACCGCCGAGACGGCAGATTTAATGCCGTTCCATGTTGCCGTCAACGCCGACTTGATGGCGTTCCATACGGTCGAGGTCACGCTCTTAATCGTGTTCCAAATATTCGAAATCGCTGTTTTGATTGCCTCGAAAACGGTAGAAGCGACCGTTTTGATGGTGTTCCACGCCGTTGACAAGGCCGATTTGATGACGTTCCAAACCGTGATCGATACACTCTTGATGCCTTCCCACACACTCGTAAAGAACGCACCGAGCGCGCTGAACACCGTTTGCGCCACGCTTTTGATTGCGTTCCACGAGTTCGTCAGAAACTTACTGACCGAATCCCAGTTCTTCCATAGCAAAACGATGATCGCGATAAGCGCTCCGATAACGCCTATTACAATCAACACCGGCGCCGCAATCGCTCCAAAGCTGACGCCAAGAACGCCCATCGCCATAGTGATGGTAGACACAATCGGCGCGAGCGTCAAAAACAGTCCGGTGATAATGCCAATCACCGTGACAATCGCCGCGATGGTTGCCGCCAGCTTCGGATTATTCGAAATCCACTCCGCTACTTTGCTGACTACATTAGCAATCCCCCGATACACCGGAGCTAGGGCTGTGTTTAAATCGTTGAACGCATTTTGCATTTGCACCATCGGGTCAGCATTCATTTGTTGCACGGTCTGGTTGAACAAGTCTTGATTCTTGCTCGCGTCACCCAAGTGCTTGTTCATGTTCAGAAGCGTTTCCGCAATGTTATCTCCTTGGTCTTCCCACATTGTTCCAAAAATTGCTACCCCCAAGGCGTTACGCTTCGTTTCATCATCGACGTTCATCAGCGCTTTGGCAACCTGTTGCATAGCCGTCCGCCCTCGCTCACCGCCTGCGGCGACGGCCTGTCCCCATGCCTGCAACTGCTTTGCGGAGATGCCTGTTCCTTTCAAGAGTTCGACCGTCGTTTCATTCACGCCCTGCCCGAATTCTGCAAGACGAATGCGGCCTTCCTTGAGGCCGTCAAGCAGGTTGTCGATGTTCCACGTCCCCGTTTCGACCCCCGCCGCGAAAATCGCCTGAATTTCATTCGCCTCAAATCCAGCGCGGTTCAATTGTTGGCCGTACTCGGAAATGATGTCAAGCTGTTCAGGCGGAAATCCAATGCGTAACAGCGAATTGACAAGCCCAAGCGCTTGCTGATCCGACATTTCAAGCTCACTGCCAATTTCATTTACCTCTTGAATCAACTCTGTAAAATCGATTCCCGAATAGGCAGCCGCGATCGCTCCGGCTCCCTCGACAATTTTCCGGTTTGCGGCGTCACTCGCATCAGCATTCAGCGCGAATTGACGGCGCACACCTTCTAGGGCGCTTTCCGCGTCAATCCCGTACGCTTTGACCGTGTTTGTTGCTTCTTTGACTGCTTGGATAGACTCGGGAGGAACGTCGAAGGAGACGCGAATTTTCGTCTCCGTGTTCACGCTCTCTAACGCTTCCCCGACAACTGCTGAAATGCCTGCGCCTGTCGCTAAGCCGGACAGAACGGGCTCAAAATCAATGTCTTTCAGCGATTTCTCCGTATTCTCCGCTTCGTCTTGTAGCTTCTTGAGTTCGCCTCTTGCTTGCGACGTATCCACTTTCGGGGAGGGCATGGAACGGATGGCTTGAGTGAGTTCTCGAATTGCCCCTTCCAGTCGGACAATAGGAAACATGTCGGCTTGAATGTCCAAGTCCGGCACCGATTCAATGGCGCTTTCAACCGATTGGAACGCCTTTTCCGCGTTTCGGGTGACGCGGTTCAAAATACCGGACACTTCATCTACACCGGAAATGGCAATTTGAACGACTTGTTCCGCCATGCATCATCTCCCCTTTCGTAAACGCACTCGCGAAGGGAGCTTTCTACGCAGTTTCTCCGCTTCTTTTTGGCGTTCTTTTTGAATCTTGTTATGGTGTGCAATCAGCACTTCTTGTTGCAAGGGCGTCATGTAAGGAATGTCGAGTGGCGAAACGCCACACTCTTTCACGAGAAAATAAAAATTCCTTCCTTCACGACTGAAGAAAGGAATCATCATCGTTTTCCACCGCTTCTTGAACTTGTTGTTTGTTCCCGATGCCCGTGATCTCGTAAATTCGGTTGGCGATTTCATCAACCAACTTCGGCGGGAACTCGTTTTCCACTACTTGTTCTGTAATCATCGGGTCAACCGTCCCGTATGCCACGGCTTTGATTGCCGCCCGTTTCCGGCCGCGCAGGTTGGCTTTTGTATCGAATTGAAGTGTTTGTGCCACCTTGCCTTTCAGTGTTGGCGTTCCTTTCACTGCCACGCCTTCTTGCATGAGTTCTTCGACTTCCAGTGCCTCTTTGTTGTTCAGAGGGCGAATATCCACCTCAAATTCTTCTCCGTTCCACGTCACGGTCATCGTTTCTTGGTAGGCTGTTCCGTTCAATACACCGGCAGTCAATTTTTTAGCCATTCGTTTTCCCTCCAAATTCCGTTTGTTTTCGTCCTTCTAAAAAACAGATGAGGATAAGCGTTTTGCCTATCCTCATGCGACTGTATACGATGCCTTGTCGTTCGTCAGCGACACCTGAATGGGTCCTGTTCCTGTCGCTTGGTCAAACAAGGCTCGCGCTGTTACTGTCTGAACAATTCCTTCCCGCCCTTCGACCGGTTGGCTCGATGCTGTATAAATCAGACGCGGGAAAATGATGTCCAAATTGCTCCCTAGATGCAACGTGTATCCGAATTCCTGCAATGTGTCAGTGCTTGGACCGTCCGCGCCGCCCCAAAAGGCGATCAGCTCTTGGTCGCTGTCGAATCCAAGGGCAACCTCTAACGTAACAACCATCGAACCCATGAACGCTTTTTTCGGGAAACGAGAGCCAAATCCTTGGGCACTCTCAATGTCCGCGCCTGTCTCCACCGTCAGCTTCAAACTGTTCACAGACGCGCTCATATCCGTTCCGCCCTTTTCAAGCGCCGCCATTGGCGCGGTGAAGACGTTGCCTTCCGTGAATTGAATGTTGGTGGCCAACGGCGCTCGTTTGTCCGATGCGCCTAACGTGTTGACCGTTAGCAACGCCCACTCATTCTCAATCTCCAATTCTAGCGACTCAATCACGTTGCCAAGAAAGACATGTTCCATAATGTCTTTCCCCACTTTGGCTGAAAATGAAGGCATCAGCGCACTACGAGCCGGATAGAACGTGTGCGTATAACCGGTCGTGCCATCGCCTGTCACTTCATAGCCGCCCAACGCCCACTTCCAAAACCAGCCCGTCGCTTTGTCGTCAAGAGGCAACGTGATCGCCCCGCCTGTCGAGTATACGCCCAACTGCGCCACGCGATCCAAGCCGGAAATGCCTTCGTAAATCAGCTTGTCGTCTTCGGCAGGTTCAATCGAAACACTTTCGGGGTCTAGCGTTTCCGCATATTGCGCCGCCTCCACCCCGAATTCTGTTTCCTCGCCAATCATCAAGTAGCGAGTAATTGCCATGGGTCATCACCTCACTCTTTAACGGTCTTGAGTGGTGCAGGAGTTAGGGTGGCGGCATAGTCCGTATCCGCTGTTCCGGCATCCGCGTCAAGTTTTTGCAACAAAGCGATTTGCTTGTTTCGCAACTCGTTCAGATCGTCAATCAAGTCATTAAAAATCGCTGGCAGTTGAGCAACACCAGCGCCACCTTCGCCTTTTCCGATGTGTTTTGGCACTTTCGCCATGCTACTCCCTCCGTTTCACTCGAAAATCAAATTGCACCGCAGACCAACAGACCTGCGTATTGTTGCCCATCTCATAGGCAGGGTCGACTTGCGTCGGACGAACATCCGACACGGTGCCGCCTAGCGTCCGGTCTTTCACAAGCACGTCATAGACCGTCAACGCCAAATCATGCGCTTTCTCAAGCGCTTGTTCGGGGTCATTTGCTTTGACGAGAACGACAAAGTTGAATCGTATGTCATGATCGGCTGTTTTCCCACCGACCAAGTTAGGAGCATACGGCTCGGGGACAATCCAAATCGCAGGCGTCAGTAACGTCCCGACTCTCGCCTTTTCCCCGTAGACAATCCGTTTGATTTCAGCGAGTTCCGGCGCCTGCTCCAATACTTCCCGAACCTTCGCCCGAATCTCCCTGTGAATGTCCTTGAGAGGCTTGTTTTGAATCATATCAGTTTCACTTCCCTCAACGCCTGTTCAACGAAATCGTCAATTCGCCGTTCGGCTGCGGCGATAGAACGCTCAATAAAGCGTTTCGGCTTAATTCCCGGGTGTTTGACCTTTTTGGCAAAGACCACTTCACCGTTTACCTCAAATCGCAACGCTTTCGCTCGCCGCGGATAGATTTCATATGGTCCAGAACCATAGTTTTGCACAAGCGCATATTCAACGTTCGTGCCAACTGTATAGAACCGCGCGTTTCGTTTTTGCAATTTCCATGATCCGGCCAAGCGCCCGTGGTCTTGTGGAGAAAACTCCATCAAATTGCCCCACACTTCAAGCGCAGTCAGTTCGGTCGCGCGGTTTAGCGCTGCCCTCATCCGCGGAATCAACCGCCTCAAGTCTTCCATGCTGATTTCAGCATCAAACATGTTCATCACGCCTCTACATAGTCATCTGAAGAAAGAAAGATGTCTATTTTTTGTCTCATAAACGGCTGTAGTTCCGTCCTCAAGTCTTTTGTGACGTCCGATGTATTCAAAATGGAGACGGCAAAGTCGTCAATTTGAATGATCGGACTGGAACGTTGCTGTTGGGCTACCGCCACCACTTTGGCGACAGTCCTCACCAAAACGTCTTGGATCGCCAAATAGTCGTCATCCGTTTCAAGAACGGTTCGTTTGAGCCTAGCATGGATATGTGACGCGATCCGCTCAATCCATGTCGACAGCAAATCATCCAGCGCCGCTTCGGGATCAGCCGCATTCGGAAAGCGGAAATACTCCGCAGAAACGCCAGTCAAATTCCGAACGTCCTGCGGAGTGACCACCTCAGTCACAGGCTTTTCAAATAAGGGCATGGGGCATCACTCTTCTTTCAACGCTTCGAGCTTGTCGATCAGTGTCGAACGTTTCTTGCCTGCTTTTTCTTGGGACAACGCCTCGTCAACAGAAATCTTACCCTCCTTGACCGCTTCCAGCACTTCGTCAATGGTCATGCTTTGAATGTCCAGCGAATTTTCGGCGGTCTTGGCACTTTCATGACTATCCTTTGCTCCGCTTTTGTCATCTTTTTCGATGATCTCCACCTCAAAGTCTCGCACCGCTTTCACGGTCAAGTATTCGCGGTTTCCGACAGTAAGTTCAACCGTTTTGTTAGGCGGAAACTCGACACCAAGACGGTATCGAGTTTTCCGGCCTTTGTTCACCACACGCAGTATCTTCATTCCTCTTCACCTCATCAGCCCGTATAGCCTTGTCCGACGACAGCGGCGTTCTCATCCTCAAAGTGGCAGTCAACGCGCAACGTCGTGACAAAGTCCGTACGCCGCGCCTTCGGTTGGCGATCCGGCTCAATGCGAATGTCGCGATAGATGCCGTAAACAAGGTTAGCCGGGTTGACCAAAAGCGCCGTTCCGGCAGGCATGTTCGCCGAATCGACCACCGGAATGCCTTTGTAGGCTAATTGCGTCGCGGTCGTTTGCGCCGTATCGCCAAGCCCCGTGCCACGCGCGCGAAGGACATCGCGGTAGGCGTCTTCAATGTCCCAATGAACATAGAAACGCCATTGCGAACGATCGCGCAGGTATTTCTTCGGCACCGCGTGGATCATAGCGTCAAACATCGCTTCGACGTTCTTCGGATCAAAATCCGTCGTGCCTTGAACAAGGTTGGCCGCTTTCTTGAGCCAGCCGTCCGTTTTCGCCAAGAACGGATCGCTGCTCGATTTGTCGCCGTTAAGGAACAGTTCTTCGAGGTCAACGCCAACACGTTCAGCGATCAATTGAATCAACGTATCCTCGAATCCTTCGCGCTCGATGTTATCCTCAAGGGTCGAATCCGTGATCCCCGAAACGCCAATGACTTCAACCGACTCCAATTTATTCGTGCTGAATTCCGGCTTCGCTTCTCCGGTCGGCGCTTCTCCTTCCGTCGCCGCTTGCAAGATGCGCGAGCCGAATGCGATGCGGTCAATATCGTGCGTATGGCTCGTCATATCAATTCGGCGCGCTTCGTCCAGAATGCGCGTCGCTTGGGAGACCGTCCGCACAAAAAGCTGTTGTTTCGCAGGCGCTAAACGAGCCGCGCCAAGGTCGGTCGTCGTGATGGCTTTTAAGACGTTTTCCAATTTTCCAAGAAGCATGTCGTTCGTCATCATATGTTCAACACTCCTTTGTTTGAATTTTGTGTCTGACACAAATTATTTGCGTTTGAATCCAAACGGGTCGCGGTCGTGTTCGTCTTGCGGCTTCGCTTTTTCCGCTCCGTCTTGTCCCGTCAGACGTTTCGAGAACGGAATTTTCCGTTTGAGTTCGTCAAGCTGTTTGACGACTTTTTCGTATTTCTCTTTATAGCTATCGTCTTCGCTTTTGGCAGCGGCTTCGCCTTCGAGGTCATCGTCTTCAGTCTGCGGTTCTTGCGGCTCGTTCTCCGGCGCCGCTCCTTTCAACGTGCTCATGATTTCCGACAGCTTGTCATTTACGGGTTTCAACGAATCATCGATCATTTTTTGAACGTCCTCGACTTTCACTTCGTCATCACCTTCTTTCGATTTGTTTGCTCGTTCTTCTTCGGCAATCCGCAACAATTCGTCAATGACTTCCTTCGCGGCTTGCAGCTTCTCGTAGTTCGCATCAGAAATTTTTCGCCCTGCCTTTTCGGATGGTTTCAGCCCCAGCTTTTCTTTGAATCTATCGAAAAAGCTTTTATTCGCTCGCTGTGGGCTTTTTTCTTCGCTTGAAAGGGTTACCCCTTGCCCGCCGCTTTGCTCGTCTCCTAGAGCCGCCTGCGCGGCCACAGCGACGCTTTGCGGCGAAGGGGATTCAACAGGAATGATGTTCTCCACGATGCGAACTTCTTGCAGGTCGCCGACAAACTCGACGTCTCCCTGCTCGTTGATCGTGTAGCCGATTTGGAAGAATCGTTTTTTGCCGCTCGCCAAGTCATCGACACGGATCACAACGGAATCTTCGAAAATGGAATAGACATACGAATCAAACGCGCCGTTATCGAATGTCTGATAGACTTTTTCGCGCAACAGTTCGCTGATGTATTCAAACGAACCTTGAATGGCCTTTTTCACCGCATCTTCTCGATTGTCCTTGCTTTTGATCGCGATGAATTTGGCTTTCGGCACGGCAGGCTCGTCAACAAGGGAAACGGCATTGACCACCCAATCACCTGCTGAGCGTTCCAAGTCGGCTAGCGTCGTGCGTTTCGCCGCTTCTTTCGATTTCAGCGCCACTTTCGGGACACCCATGATCGAAAATCCAGTCAGTTTCCCTTCCTTCACCGCCCGCCAGACATCCTCATCCTGAACACGAACACCCATCATCCAACTTCCTTTCGGCACGGTTAAATCCTCGTTAATCTCCCAATCAAACGGCAAGATGTACGATTCCACCACCTTGCCGACATTGTTCAGCGTGTGTTGCAAATCGATGTTGCCGTATTGCTCTAAAAACTTGTGCGCTACTTCCTCGATTTTTTCAGCGGATACCATGTCACCGTCGCTGTCCGGCTCGTTTGGAACGAGAACGGGTCCAAACACAATCCGCTTCTCCTCGTTCTTGTGCGTGACTGGCGCGGTGAGTTCGTGTTTCATTCTCTCACTCCTTTCTGTTCGGAATCGTTTCAAAAAACGCGCTACGCCTAGAATGAAATCACCCCCTTTACGGATAGTAAGGCGTGCGAGTAATCGCCTCGCCCTTTTTCGGGATATACGGACGGCATCGGCATCGACAGTTGATCCATTCCTCGATGGGGCCGGAGCGATCCAACGGGTGCATCAGTCCGTTTGAGAATCGTTCATCCATCCGCACCACTTGCCCGTGAAGCGAATAATGATCGGCACGGTCTTTTGGGTTTCTGCCCCTCACCCGACTGTCTCTGACCGTCAGCCACTGCTTATACCTGACGTTGTAATCTTGCATGGTTTGGAAAATGCCGACGTTTTGCGCTCCCTGCACTTCGGTTCTCGCGATCGTTTGCAGTCGATGATCGCGCAAGTCTTTAAAATCCGCGCGCAAATCCATGGCGATGTCGTCAATCCCTTTTCCTTCTTCATAGCCGCGAACCAACGTGGCACGGAAATCGCCCTTAATTCGCCTGAACGTATCGTTTGAAAACACATAAACGCGCTCTCGCAATTCTTCGAGAACGCGCTCACTGAATTCCGTAAACACCAATTCCAATCCCTGCTCAAGAATTTCTTCAAACGTCAATTGCCTCGCCACGACCGCACTTTCGACAGCGGCTTCGGCGATCTCTTCCTCCATGTCCGCGAAAATCGGGTCAAGAATATCCGCGATAAACGTTTCCTGTTCGAGAATCGACAGCGGGATATAGCCAAGCTCGCGCAACCGCTGGATGAACAGACTCTCAAGCCCGACTTGCAGGCTAATCAAACGACGCGCCAACTTTTCTTCGATTTCGGCGATCCGCTCGTCTTGCTCTTTGAAAGCAGGAAGCGCGCCGTGCTCAACAAGGAACGCGACAAGCTCGCGATCCATATCCAACAGCTTGCACACCTCACACATGCTTGCCGCCTTCTTTCGTGGCGATGTCAATGAGTTTGGCGTGCAACTGTTTCAGCGAGTTTAGAATCGCGTTCGTCTCTTCTTGTGAAGCGTCAAGCGGTTGCCCGAAAATGAAATGCCTGTCTAGGTTCGGATCGTCAATCGGCTCTTTGCCTAGTTCGCGCAAAATCATGTTCGGACTGTACGCGCCCACCTCAAACAGGAAGCGCAATTCTTCGATCTTCGTTTGCGTGTCTTTCGTGTCAATGTCTTTGAAGCGGAAACGCCAATCGGTGATTCCTAGCCCGACTGACAGCAATCGGTTTATCACATTTTCAAGCATGTCCTGCCGCGGTTCGATGACTGACTGCTTGTAAATTTCGGACGATTCCCTCGCCGTTGAGCCGCCAAGCGACCCCTCGACGACAATCCCTGCACGATAAGGCGGAACGCCATGCGCGGACAAAATCTCATCGCGGTTGTCCATCCTCAACATGCGGAAACTTGCTTCTTTCGTCTCCACAGAAAGCGCCTGGAACTTAATTTCGATCGGCGTGTCCGAGAAATCGCCCTGCGGTTTTTGCGCCGTCACGACGAGCGTTGAATGCCGGTTTTTCTTGATGTCTTGTTGAAAGTAACGGCGGATCAATTGTTTCGTTTGCTCGTCGAGTTCCGCTCCTGTCACCGTCACGACGTAGGCAGGGACGGCATGATTTTCAAAGAAACTGATGTTGTACTCCGCCCGTTCGCGGTCGGAAATGATCGCGCTTAGCGCGGGCAAAATGTCCGGCAAGCCGTAATAGTCGCTCCGGCTCGTATAATTGTGAACGTGAATGATTTCTGTCGCCCGTCGTTCCATTGGAATGGAACCGGCAGGTGCGATTTCGCCCGTCACGTAGTCCACGTCATCCTCAAAGCCAAACCGCTTAAACCACACCTTCTTCGTGCCGCGGATTTGACAATATCGGTTCATATCCTGATGGACGCGAACAGTATGCCCCGGAATATGTTCAAGACCGATCAACGTGCCGTCTTCGTCTCGAATGACTTCGTAGTAGCCGTTCCCGATGGAATCATAGTCCACCATCACGTTGTTGTTGATGTCGGTCAGCGTCTTGTACGGGTTCGGGTTCTCTAAAAACTGCATGGCGATCTCGCGCTGTTGTTCGCTTGGGTTGTTCGTTTTCGGTTCAAGATACCACCCTAGCCCTGCGGTATCCCTTGCTTTCGTTTTGACCGCCCGATAATGATACGGGTTGAGTTCAAGTAGTTGCGCCAATGCTTCGAGATTGTACAACGGTTCGACAAGTCCCAATTCCCTGTATGAACCGTTAAAACGGTCGCTCGGGAGGGCTCTTGATTCCCCTTGCTTGATGGCATAGCGTTCGAGCGTGCTTTCTTCGATGACTTCGCCGTCGCTTAACACATACGCCTTGGCCACCGCTTTCTTCTCCATATCGTCCCCTCCTTTCCGTTAGAAAACATCAACCTTGATCGTTCCCTTCGTTCCGGCTCGGTCAAGGTATCGCAACGCTTGTGACGTCGCGTCCACTTGGTCGTCGGTCGGCGCGTTCGGGAACGCCACCAGTTCCTCGACGTAATCATGCACCCACGGCGCGGTGCTCGGATGCGGAATGTAGACGTTTCCGGCTTCAAATTGCGGCGACACCGCATTCAGCCGCTCGACTTTTGTTCCGTTCGGCACAACCGGCAACATGCCGCTGATCTGATGCCGCAACGCGTTGATGATCGCCGTCCCGTTCGCGCGGTCTTCGATGAGTTTCGCATGCGCCTGCGGCCACTTGGACGTCAGTGAGACAATCGCGCGGATCGACTCGGTGAAAGACAGCTTCGCACGAACTTGGTCAAGCAGGTATTTGTCCGCTCCTTTTCTTCCCCACACCTGTCCGACAACAAACGAACCGTCGTTCGTATCCTTGAACGCAAAATCCCATGATTGGATATATTCGTCCATTTGGGGAGCTTGCTTGTAATATTTGAACCACGAGCGATGAATGATCGCACCGCTCGGCGGCGTTGGACGCTGTTGGTATAAGGCCGACCATATACGCGAGCCAACCTCAATCTTTTTATTCTCTGCCCATTCTTCGTCAAATCCAAGCTCCGGGCAGAGCGGCTCGCCGATTTCACGACCAAGTAAATCGTCTTCATCTTCTGCGATCGCCGGTAAACGAATCCGCTCCCATTTGTATGGAGAACGTTCGAGCAAGCGGCCAACAAGGTCGTCTTCATGCCAGCGGGTCATAATCACAATGACCGATCCGTCCTTATGCAAACGAGTGGAAAGTGTCGCTTCCCACTCTGCCCACACTTTTTCGCGAATGGTCGGAGAGTTCGCTTCTTCGGCGTTTTTAAATGGGTCGTCGATAATTAGCAGGTCAGCACCTTCACCAGTGATGGAACCGCCGATACCGGTTGCAATCATTCCGCCCCGATAACCCGCAAGTGACCAGTTATTATTCGCAGCATTGATGCGGCTGATTTCCACGCCGAATAATTCCCGGCCATATTCATCTAGCTTTTGTTTATTCAAACGCCCGAATTTCCGCGCCAACGTATCGCTATATGACGCAACAATGACGCGTTTGTCAGGGTTTTTCCCGATGTAATAAGATGGAAATGTTTCCGTCACCGTCATCGACTTTCCGTGTCGAGGCGGCAACTCAATAATGATTCGCTTACTTTCACCTTCTGTTATAGGCTGAAGCTGTTCGCAGATGTATTCTGTATGACGGAAATGACGATAAATCCCTCGATGAACAAAAACGACGTACTCACGATAAAGGCGGCGCGCCAGCTCCTTTCTCGCTTCCCTAGCAATGATTTCACGTTGTCTCGCTGTCAAGTTTGGCAAGTTTCTTCAATTCCTCCGTTGTTAATTGAGAAAGGTCGATGTGATTGTTAGTGATCGCGCCGCTATGTTCAACATCCCGCTTATCGCGCCATTTATCTGGACGTCTATTTTTCAGCCAAAAGATTGCGGCGGTTACATCTGGAGGCACTTCTTTAGTCACGCGCTTCGCCTCGGCCATATATGTTTCTTTTTCGCCGGTATCAGGATTGATTCTTTCGGCCAGCTGATACGTCACTTCTTCGTACTGATAACCAATAGCTCGTTTAAAAAGCGCGTCTTCAACAGCGTAGTCAGCTTCCTCTTTTCCTCTTTTTAGGACTTCCAATAATTCCGGATATTTGTTTTTGTACTCGGAAAAAGAAGAAACAGATACCCCTAACCGTTTGCATATTTCCTCTTCCGTCAAACCGTCCCGACACCAATGTTCGATGTCTTTTAGCCGAGGTTTTACATGCGTAAAATATTTGTTTTTCCGCCCTGCATTTTTCTTTTTAGCAGCCATTACATACTCACCTACCTCCTCACTTCCTTCGAATCGCCCCGCGCACTCGCTTGTACGTGTCGCGTCGGACGCCCATTAACTCCATTACTTCACGAATACTCATTCGCTTTTCTTTCTTCTTACTTTTCTTCGGTTTATCGTCACCATGCAGTTTATACATGCTTTTCACCTCAAATAAAAAACGCCACCCGATCGGGTGACGCTGATGGAAGCTTTTCACTTATTAGTGGCATTTACACGACAAAAAAGCACAAAATAACGAAAAAAATATTGATACGTATTATTATACGTGTTATAATAAAATCAAGGAGGGAGGGAAATGAAGAGTTACTCTTCAAAAGAATTAATTAAAATGATACAGCAAGACGGATGGTACATAGTCAGAACGACTGGCAGTCATCATCAGTTTAAACATCCTAGTAAACCCGGGTTAGTCACCATCCCTCATCCTAAGAAAGACTTACCCACCAAAACAGTAAAAAGCATACTCAAACAGGCGGGGCTACTCTAAGCCCCTCCTAAAGGAGGTTGATATATATGCATAAAAAAGACCGTTATATTTACCCAGCTATTTTCGATTATGGTAGCGATGGGATATCTGTTGAGTTCCCTGATCTTCCTGGCTGCTTTACCTGCGGAGACACAGAAGAAGAAGCATTTCAAATGGCAAAAGAAGCGATGGCATTGCATCTGTATGGATTAGAGCAGGAAAATGAAGAAATCCCTCAGCCTTCAAAAGTATCGGAAATTCAAACAGAAAAACACCAAGTCGTTGTGTTCGTCGAAGTATGGATGCCACCTTTTAGACATGAAATGGAAAACAAAGCAGTTAAAAAGACGTTGACTATCCCGAAATGGCTTGATGATCTAGCGAAAGAACATAACGTGAACTACTCCCAAATTCTTCAAGAAGCATTAAAGAAGCATCTTGGTGCTACCGACCGATAAATAAATTATAAAAATAATTAAATAAATTATAAAAAAGCCTCTTCACCCACAAAGGCAGAAGAGGCTTTCTTTGATTCGTTTTTTAATTTTTCTTTCAGCACGTTCAATCATCGTTTGGACACTACTTGAAGAGATACAAAGATAATTCGCAATCTCACTATATGTCAGACAATATCCACGCGACATTAGATATACTTCCCGTTCCCGATCAGTAAGCACTGATAAAGCATCTTCGATTCGTTGCCGGTCCCATTCTGTGATAACACTTTCCTTTTCGTGATCGTCCCATTCGTAAGTTGGTTCGCTGGAACGGAAAAATTTCTGCATCAGTAACGGATCAAATGGTTTTTCGCGTTGATAAGCAGCTCTTCGTTCAATACCACGTCGATTACCAGGTCTTCTTCCTGTTGTCATCCACTCTATAGCAAATTCCAGATCCGAAATCATTCCTCTGATTATCTTTTTATCTTCATCCGATGCCTTTTCTAGGAGTTTCTTTGCCAACCGTAACGATTCCCTATATTGTTTCAAAAGCTCCTCCATCGGACTCCTCCCGTGTATAATATAGGTATATATCCCCCTTTTTCTGATTTGACCGGGAGAGTCCGGTCTTTTTTTATTTAGGTCCGGACCTTACGCCTTGCAATTCTGTGTCTCCGTCGGATCATACTTATTCACGAGCGCATACCCGCGCAACTGGTACTGTCTTACTTTCCATTTTCGTTTCGTTCTAACTTCCCTATGTGTTTTTGGATGGCGCAAGATGTAGATCATTCCTCTCCCTCCAATATCGATTTGATTCTTTCCTTAAATTCCTTTTTTGAAGGAGGTCTAAATAAATCCACTAATGTTTCATGCTTCCTACACTCTTCACAGATATAGTCCATCCCTTCTGCAAGAACAATGCTGACTAAGAACTGTTTGTATTCACCGCAATATGGACACTTGACCCCTTCTTCTGAAAAATCATCTGTAGCCATCTGCCGCGGTATTGTTTTGTTCCAAGGCAGATTCATTTCGTTCCCTCTTTTCCTTCATAAAATCAAGAAAATGTTCACGAATTTTCCACGCTGTCTTTTGACCGATACCCGGGATCTCTTCCAACTTGCCGAGCCACTCCATCATCAATTGCGTGTCTAATTCATTTTGCTGTTTGGCTCCTGCTTCAAATCCGCGATTCCATGCTGCCATTATATCCGGATGAAGGGGAGAAGTTATTTTCCCCCTCTCACGCTTGATTTTGCGTAGCGATTTCCCCATCTCACATCACTACCTTCCATCCTTTTCTAATTCTGCTAGTCAACTCACACTTTTGTAGCGGCTCATAGCGATAGACGGGTTGGCCATCTTCGTATCGAAACAACAGATACCACCTCAACCGGCGCTTACGCTTGCTCATGACTCATATACATCCTTTTGCAGTTTTTGGAGAGCGTAAAGTCGCAACGCTCGAAGTTCTCTTGTCGCATCTGCCCAACTTTCCTCTCTCCGATCTTTCTGTTGGCGCAACTCGTTGACTTGCTCTTTCAGTCTTTGTATTTCATTTTCGAGAACAAGGATCTCTTTATGTAGTTGCTCCTTGTTCGCCATCACCGTTTCAAACAGCTCTTTCCAATGCTCGACTTCCTGTTTCAACTGCTCGCATTCATGCTCTTTCTCCGTCAGCAGCTTGTGCGCGTGGATCGCCGCATATCACACAACGACAGCCGAACACTTCAATCATGCGGTTGTACTCGGTTTTGCTGATGCTTCCTCTTGTTCTCGACGAAGGTGCTTTCCGTTTCCTCCGCCTTTCCGGCACTTTCTTGGGAACGGCACGCCATTCCTTGAGACTCACTCCCTCACCTCCTTTTGATAAAATCCCGCCAATGACGGCAAATTCTTCGTCCTTGCCATCTCTCGAAACGTCGTGAAGCGATTGCCAATCGACATCGGGAAATCTAGTGGATATTGAAAACAGTTTTTCGGTTCTATGCCGTATTTGTGACGAATAAACGATTTCGCTTCTTCTTCGTCTGCGGCAAACACAAATGCGAATCGCCCCTGTCCAACCTTCACCGAAAACACATGAATTTCGCGCACCTTCAAAGGGTTTTCCTCTACAAGACGGGCGATGGCTCGCCTGTCTTCTTCAGTCGCGCTTTCCATAGCCGCTTCGAGTTCATCCACCGTGCTGTCGCGCCGCAAGCGCTTCGTGGACAAAAAGTAGTGAAGCGTGTAGATAAGAGAAGCGGCTTCTTCCCGAATAGCTTCTTTCATCAGTTCATGAACGTAAATCTTCGATCACCCCCGTGTTCCGGTTGTACGAAACCCGAACCGTCCCAACCGCCCCGTTGCGGCTCTTGGCCACAATGACTTCCGCTACGCGGGGATCAGCATCGGCATTGTAGTAGCTATCGCGATACAGGAAGATAACCACGTCCGCGTCCTGCTCAATGCTTCCTGACTCTCGAATATCCGACATTAGCGGGCGCTTGTCGCTTCGCTTCTCTACATCACGCGACAGTTGCGCCAGTGTGATGATCGGGCAACTGAACTCTTTGGCCGTCTCCTTGATCGCTCTGGAAATCTCGGTGACTTGCAAATGCATGTTTCCACCGTAATATCGTTCCGGCCGTATCAACGTGAGATAGTCGATAAACACGACAGGTTTTCTGTCCGGAAATCGATTGACGGCCTTTCTGATTTTCGAGCGAATGTCCGCGATGCTCTGTCCGGCGCCGTCAAAGATTTGCATGTGTGTTTCGGATGCCTTCCCAATGACTTCGATCCACATGCGCTTCTGTTCTTCTGACAAATCGTGATACGGATTTCGCAACTTCATACGATTAAATCCGCCAATCGAGCCGATGAGCCGGTCGCGGATTTTATCGGCCGCCATTTCAAGCGAAAACACGATAGGCAAGTATCCATGCCACCCGGCACTTTTCGCGAAATGAATCATGAAATCGGTTTTCCCCATGGACGGGCGCGCTGCCAAAATGATCGAGTCGCCATCATTGAAACCATTCAGCATTTTGTCGAGTTCGTTAATGCCTGACGGCGCCCCCATTTTCCGTTCGGTCGGCGTCCATGGCGCTTCGGCCACCTCTTGGAGCAAGTCGCTGATGTCATGATGGTCGGTTACCCGTCCTTCGTTCAAACGGGTCAGCGCGGTTGTGATCTTGTCAATATCCCAATTTTCCTGCGCCGCAACGACGAGAATCCGCCGCTTCTCACGTTCTTTCCATTCGTCGAGAACCAACGTTTCGTATTGGTCGAATTTCGTTTCGTTCGCAAAAGCGGATACCTCATTGAGATAAGAAAGACCGCCAAAATCGGCAACATCTTCTGTCGTCGAAAGCGTTACAATATCCGGCTCGTCTCCATGCTGTGCGATCCGCTTCATGGCGGCGAACAGTTTTCGATGCTTCGGATCGCTGAAATGCGTTTCGGTCAGAATCGTTTCTTTGAGCAGGTAGGGACATTCTAGAAATGTCCCTAACACTGCTTTTTCTGCCTCAACGCTCATTGTGTCCAATCCTCTCCGGCGTTCACGTTGTGAACATACAGTTTATAGTAGGCAGGTCGTTCTTCTCTGTGGCAAAGTTCGGCGATGGTAGGCGGATACGTCTTTTCCTTCACATGTCGCTTGGCGTTGGACAACACCAAGTCGAATGGTTCGTCTGCCAACAAGTCGTGCCAAATGTCCACTTTCTCCTTTGACACCTCAAAGTTCGGGTAGACAAAGGAAATGAGCTTCATGACGTGTTTCACTTGCTCTCTCGTCATGCCGGTTCTCCCCTTTGGTTAGAGTTCGTCCCAGTTAATTTCGGTCGGCGATTGCCTGCGGCGCGGCGGCTGTTTTCTCTTTTGCTCGAACATTTCGTTGTACTCTTTCACATCATCGAGAGTGAACAACCCCATAAATTCGAAGTTTCGTAGAATGCTAGAAATGTATCGCGCCGGATTCCGCGGCATCTGTTTCCGGGCCAATCGGATCGCTTCGACGATGATCGCTTCCGGCTCTTGAAATTGTCCACTTTCGATTATTTGTTCAAACTCCTGTTGCAAGATATGAGGCGGTAAGTAGCCAAACGCTTTCTCGAATTCGGTAACAGGATTGCATTTGGTTTCGTGTTCCTTCTCTGTCGTTTCTTCCGATAGGTCACTAACTGCCTCGCCCTTATCATCATCTTTTATATCTGTTGTATTCTCTGTGTATTCTCTGGTTATTGGTGTGGCCATTTTGGCCATATGGATGTGGCCATTTTGGCCATCTCGACTGGCCATTTTGGCCACATGGTCTGGCCACATATCGTTTTCTTCTGACACAATTTCTTCCAATCGTTCATAATCGATTCGATACCATTTCGTTTTATCAATCTTCATCGAATTCAAGTAGTCTGATATGACAATCCCTTTATTTTCTAGGTTTTTGATTGTTCTCCTGATTGTCCTAATTGACCAAAATGGAAATTGCTTCTGCCAATCTTGGTATGTGTTGTAAACCCATCTATGTCCATCGCGTTCGTTGTTGCTCTCTTGTAGCCAGTAATGCAACTGCTGTAAGACGATCGCCTCGTTTAGCCCGATTTCTTTAGCCAATGACGGCAATATCACGAGCGGCTTTTCATCAAGAAGAAGTTTGCTCATTTCGAATCCCCCTCTGGCCTTTCTTTGATGCAAACGACCACTTGCTTTTTCTTATCTACCTCGATCACTTTGAATTCGGGATGAACGATTCGGATATATCCCCTCGCATACGCTTCATATTCCTTTTCCGTTCTGGCCATCCACGTGTAGCAAAACGGCAAGGCTACTGGATATTCGAGCCCTTCTTTAAATGCCTTTTGAACCTTCTCTTTCTTCTTTCTTGTAGCCAATTGATCTCATCTCCGAGTTTTTCAATGGTTCTCTACAAGAATCAAAGCTAGGATCGCGCCGGAAACAGCGTAGGGAAGCCACCACAGCTTCGTTTCTCTCAAAATCGCATCCGTATCTTCATCGGTTTCGAGGAAGCGATAATACGCTTCCCCGAACCGTTTCAACCATGTTTTCATTCGAACCGCCCCGTTATGATCGAGATAGCTTTGCTCGCCTCCTCGACAGTCCATTCAGACGGCTCTCTATCGACACCCATCGTTTCCTTCAGCTTTTCGTACAGCTTTTCTTTTGGCCAATCGGCAGTTATTCTTCGTGAAATAAGGGCGTCGATGTATTTCAATTGGTTTTCGCTCGCCTTTTTGCTTTTCCCGTTGTCAAGCTGTCCATTTTGTCTTGTCTTCGTATCTCTCGCGTCAGGATCATCCTCATCGGTCGGCACGCTGAAAAACTTCATGAGAAAGTATCGTTCCGTGTACGTCAGTGCGCTGCCAAATGCTTTCGATATATCGTCTTGTTGCCCCATATACTGCCAAGGGATTTCGACTCGATCGCTCGGATCGTCCGCGTTGATCCATACATATTTCATGTCGCCAGTGACAACAAAGTCTGTTTTTGGCCGTTCGCGTTTATTTTCGCGATCATATACGGTATAATTGAACATGGAATGGTTTTGGTTGAGGACGATTGGGACGAGCAACACGCCCAATTCGTCCATTTTTTCTCGAATCTTTTTCAGCACCTGCGCGCCGGATACATAACGATAGCCGTACCCTTGCGAATCTTTTACGAACACATCGACCGTTTTTCTGATTTCTACAAGTTTTTGATAAATGTTTAACAGTTTCGGTTGTTCAGCTGTTTTCGTCATCGAATTCTCACTCCTTTTTCTTGCTTGAGTTCAACGCCTGGAATTTGCTCTCCGTTTTTGATCCGCTCCAAAATGCCTTTTTTGTCCACCTCGACTTTTTGTTTCAAAAACTCTGCTGGAATCGCCGACATATCCACAACATCCACAGACGGTGGATTGTCTTGAATGTATACCGTGATGGTGGGCCGCTTGATTCGCTTAATGCCCGCGTGCTCCAATTGCTCGACTAGATACGATTTCAGCCGTTTCACCTTATTTTCAATTGCTGTTCTTTTCTCGTTTAGTCGCTTTTCTTCTTCTCGAATGGCTTTCGCATCCGCTTCGAGGTTGCGGATCAACTTTGCAATGTTTTCCGCCTTGAGTTCGATTTCATCGCGAATCGCTTCTAACGTATCAACCAACGCGTCTGAATCCATTTCCTCTTCCATATTCAGCAATTCGGCATAGTTGGCTGCTAGTTCATACAGCTTCATGAGCGCTCTCCCCTTTACAGGTCTTTAGTAATGCTTCAATTCGCCGTGTTCTAAACAAAACGCCATCGCGCAAGAGCGGTCGTAATGTACGAGAAGGCCGTCTGGAAACTCAATGTATCCTTCGCCTTCGACAATGTCGGAGAAGCATCCGGCACATTCGCCGATCACTCTCGGTTCTTCCCATTTCACGTTAAGCGTCATCGGATTTTCCACAGCCATTTATAACAGCCCCTTTCTCTTTAGAAGGTCGATTTGATTTCTAACTGATGGTATTGTACGGTTGAGCATCTCTGACAACGTTCTGACCGGTAAATGAATATTGTCGAGCAGTATCCGTCGTTCTTCCTCTGTCCATTTCTTGATCCTCTTGTCTTTCGGGCGCTGACCGACATCATTGATAAGCCACTCTCCAAGCGTCCGCATTTCTTTATAGACATCGCATGTTTCACATTGCTGTACATATCGACTGCTGTTGCGAAGACCTCCATACGGACATTTGCGGCATATGTTTAGAAGTTCCCCTATGCGGACACGTGCTTTTGTTTTATCATCATTCCGCAATGAACCACCCCCTTTCCCCTAATGCCTATATTCAGACGCAGGAGACAGGCAACATTGACCAAAAACATGAGGCAATTCGGAAAAACAGGACAACATCCCGCGCCTGAGGATAGGAACTAAGGAGTAGTTGGCAAAGAAGGTGAGCCGCCCTCTTTGCCCTTCCCCTTTTTTTCTCTCAAGGTTGAATCGACTCATTCGAGGTTCAAAACTCGTATTTGCTATCCTCCCAACCGCACTCATCGCATTCTGCTTCCCAAACGTACCCTTTCCCCTCAACGATTTCCACTACTTCCCAACGAGCTTCTGCGCCACAACGTGGGCATTCCATGTTCATGTTTTTCACCTCCGTTTCACTCGAGGCCGAAGCGTTCTGGATGCGCTTTGATCGCGTCGCGAACCGTATCCACTCCGATGCGGTTGACGTGTTCAACTCCCAGTTCGCTGACACTCAGCTCAAAAATGAAGCTGTCACTGATCGCGCTGATCTCGTAGTACACGCGCCCGTCACCAAAATCCAATTCAGTGACTCGAAAAACATTTCTGACTTTCCATTCCGCCATCGCCCGATCAGCTACTTCTCTGACGCCGCTAGGCAATTTATCTAGCGAGATGTTTTTGATTTGCATGAGTATCCCCCTTTTTCAAAAAGATGTCTCGAAAATGCTTTTGAAGAAATTCCTCCATCTTCGATGCGATGAAGCACCATCGCTCACCTTTTCGCTCCGGGTAGTACACAAAACCGCCATTTTCAATATCGAGCATCGGCTTGTAGCGAGGATGGAGCAGGATGTGCTCCTTCAGCCAATCCTCGCTATATCCTGTGTGTTCTTTGAGATCCTGCATCGACCACCATACTTTCATCGATTCCTCTCCCTCCTTCACGCTGTTTGCTCTTTCTGTAGCAACAGCCGGAATGTTTCCTTTCCGCGCGGTGTGATCAATGTTTGCACATCGGCCTTCCCATTACGGGTAAATTCTTTCAATTTGAACAGCTCTGGCACATACTGTGCATATGGTTTCAATTTTCCTTTTTGATCTCTGTAGACAAATTTGTTATCGAGGAGCCATTCGATGAAATACCGTTCTTTCACCTCAAGCTCTTTGGCGGTATCCCTAAAGTTAGTGAGCAAGTTCCGATCGACAAGAGCATCAAAGTAGTCTGCCTTTGGCTTCATCGCCGCGATCTGCTCATTTTGCCGGCGCACCGTTTCCAGCACGCCACGGAACATCATTTTCGTTTGTTCGTCCGCGAACGGAAGATACGTATTGATGAACATTTCATCGTTTGAGACATAGCCGCCCGTTTTGCGGATGGTTGGCAACACCTCTGCGGTTACCCAACGCTTAAACTGTTTCGCTTTTTCCTTGATCTCTGGATTATTTCCTTGCTTCGCTGCGCCGAAGATTAAGCTGTAAAGACCGGATTCGTTAATGAATTTCTTTTTTACAACCTGCATCGCTGGTGTGCCATCGGCTTTTACCCCCGTTTGTACCCCTACTCCGTGGACCGCGGAGTCCTCTTCGTCAACATGGTTAGCAAGCGCATCATGCGGCTTTAAGAATCCTAACGCCTTTGCCGCCTCCACCCCTCCAAACCATTCGACTCCTTCAACAACGACAACGGGTAACTCACCAAACATGGAATGATTGAAAATTTGGACGTCTGTCAATTGTGCAATCCTCCTTACCCGGCTGTTTTTTTCTCTTGTAATTCATGAGTTACAACTTGTGTAAAAAAAATATCCTCTACCTTTTTTCCAAAGAATTGCGCGATAGCATACATCAATTCATACGATGGAGCCCTTTTTAACTTCCCTCTTTCGATTTTGTGTATCGTTTGACGGGTTGTTCCAACGGCCTTTGCTAGCTCTTCTTGAGTAATATCAAAAGACCGGCGAACATCCCTCAAGCAGTTTTTCACTCTATCACCTCCTGTCGATTTTAATTGTAACTCAGGGGTTACAATTAGTCAACTATGAATTACAAAGAAATAATTCACTCTATGTAAATTTTGATTTACAATATGTAATGTAAAGGTTACATTTTAGGGGGGGAGTTCAGATTAATGAAAAGCCTAGGTGAACTTTTAAGGGAATTACGAGGGAATGCTTCCCTTAGAGAGGCAAGTGAACGTATCGGCATTAGCCATAATTATTTACGGAATTTAGAAAAAGGGATAGATCCGAGAACGAAAACACCCATCAATCCCTCTGCTGAAACATTAAAAAAAATTGCCAAGGCTTATGACTACCCGTATGAAGAACTATTGAAAGTCGCTGGATACCTCGATGATAACGACAAACCCAAGCTCCCCGAACTTACCGAGAAAGACGAGCGCGACATCCAAAAGGAGCTGGAAAAGATCATCAAAGGACTCAAAACAGGAAGCGGTTTCGCCGCATTCGGCGGAGTGGACATCGATGAACTTGACGAAGAGGATCGGGAACTGCTGATCGCGTCGCTGGAAAACTCTCTTCGCCTCGCTAAACGTATCGCAAAGCAAAAATTCACGCCGAAGAAATATCGAAAAGAATAACCATCTCCAGGGGGTTCGCTATGGCTGAAAAGATCAAACAAATTGTAGAGAAGATGATCCGAAAGCACGGCACGAACAACCCCTTTGAGATCGCATCACAGAAAGGCATTGTGCTGTTGTTTGAGCCGCTGGGCGGGATATACGGGTATCATCATACATTTCGCCGGATTCAGATCATTCACATCAATGATGAGTTGGACGAGCCTATGAAACGTTTCGTCTGCGCGCACGAGCTAGGGCATGCGGTTCTGCATCCCGAACTCAGCACTTCATTTTTGCGAAAACACACTCTTTTCTGCATGGACAAGGTGGAGCGAGAAGCGAATGAGTTTGCAGTGGAATTGCTTCTTCCAGATGATTGTCTTTATACATATCGAAATACCGATATGACCATTTATGAGGCCGCTAAAACGTACGGAATTCCCAAGGAGGTGGTGCATCTAAAAAATTTTGACCACTGAACCAAACATACATTCTCACAGGGAGGGAGATGACGTGGCAAGCATTCAAAAAATGAAAAACGGCCGCTGGCGTTATCGTGTGTCTTATAAGGAGAATGGGAAATACAAAACGAAAACGAAAGGCGGTTTTCGCACCAAAAAGGAGGCGGAGCTTGCGGCCGCTGAATTGGAGAAACAGCTACACAAAGGATACGACATCAACGCGGGGGATCAGCTTTTCCCTGAATACATGCGGAATTGGTTCGAGCTGTACAAAAAGGGGAAACACAGTCCAGAGCATGATAAAAATGTAGAATACTCCGTTCAGCTAGTCGAGGAATACTTTGCAGGCGTAAAGATGAAAGAACTCACAAGGGATATGTACCAAAAGTTTATTAATGAAATAGCGGAAACGAGAACGACTGAAACCGTCAAAAAACGTCATACTTACATCAAGGAATGCATTAAAGCTGCTATCGAAGAAGGAGTTATCATTCGCGACCCTACCTACAAAGTTGTGGTTAAAGGGAAGAAAAAAGGGAAAGACGAGGAACTGAAATATTTAAATTATCAAGAGGCGAAACAATTAATTGCTGAAATCAAAAAAGATATGCGCCCGAAATATATTTCGCGGTATATTATCCTCTTCGCCCTGGCAACTGGCGTACGTTTTTCGGAAATATTAGGGCTCACATGGGACTGCATTGATTTCAAAAACAGAATGGTGACGATCAACAAGACTTGGGACTATAAATTTACGAATGATTTCGCCGATACGAAAACCTATTCATCGAAGCGAACCATAAAGATTGATGAAGACACCTGCAAAATATTGAAAGAACTGCGGAAAGCACAGAATGAGGTGGCTATGAAAACAGGATTGAGGAACGAGAAAAATCTTGTTTTTGTGAACACGAAGATGGAGTTAGTGTCCAATAACGCTGTTAACAAAACACTAAAAACGCTGTGTAGAAAACTTGGTTTAAAAGAGGTGACGATGCATTCCTTGAGACATACGCACGCTTCGATGCTGTTATACCGGAAAGCGAACATCAAATATATCTCAAAGCGTCTTGGCCATAAGGATATAGGGATCACATTGCAGACCTACTCGCACATTTTGGACGAGCTGGAACAAGCGGAAAATATGCTCCTCGATCAAATCATGGATGATCTATATCATGCAAAATAGCCGTGCAAAATTCGTGCAAAATTTTTTCGGATTCTATCGTTTTTTTCGGGATTTCCTGAAAATGAAAAACGACCGCAAACGCGGTCGTATCAAGGGTTTCACGATTTTCGATCGTGGGCTATCGAATTCCAAGGATGCCGATGGTGGGAGTCGAACCCACACGGGCAAAGCCCACACGATTTTGAGTCGTGCGCGTCTGCCAATTCCGCCACATCGGCGCGACATGCATTATTTTATCACATTACTTCATGTCTGTCAACACTTTTTATATTCATTAGATGGAGGCGGCACCCGGATTCGAACCGGGGGTAAAGGTTTTGCAGACCTCTGCCTTACCACTTGGCTATGCCGCCTTGATCGAGAGCGGAAGACGGGACTCGAACCCGCGACCCCCACCTTGGCAAGGTGGTGTTCTACCACTGAACTACTTCCGCGTCATTGGCTGGGGTAGCTGGATTCGAACCAACGCATCACGGAGTCAAAGTCCGTTGCCTTACCGCTTGGCTATACCCCAACGCCGAAAAGTGAAGGGCGACTAGTGGGAATCGAACCCACGCATGCCAGAGCCACAATCTGGTGCGTTAACCACTTCGCCATAGTCGCCATAATGATAATCAAAATGGCAGGGGCAGTAGGAATCGAACCCACACCGGAGGTTTTGGAGACCTCTGTTCTACCATTAAACTATGCCCCTTCAATCATGGTGGAGGGGGACGGATTCGAACCGCCGAACCCAAAGGGAGCGGATTTACAGTCCGCCGCGTTTAGCCACTTCGCTACCCCTCCAAGGAATGGTGCCGACTGCAGGACTTGAACCCGCAACCTACTGATTACGATTCAGTTGCTCTACCAATTGAGCTAAGTCGGCATAATTATGATATAAATCGCGGCTCATTGTTCATTTGTTGTGTCCCTTCCTCTACCAGCCAACTCGAAGAAGCTGGATGCGTCGGGACAACTCGCAGCCGATTCGATGAAGTGGATGCTCGTCTCTACCAATTGAGCTAAGTTGGCATACATATGATGCACATTATGTTATATGGTGGCTCGGGACGGAATCGAACCGCCGACACAAGGATTTTCAGTCCTTTGCTCTACCGACTGAGCTACCGAGCCGTATTAGGTTTTATGCTGTTTGCTTGTCCTGGATTGTGCCTCTTCCTCTTCGAGCTAATTCGAAGATGCTGGATGCGTCGAGGCAACTCGCCTCTGCCGAGTAGGCTGCCAAGCCATCATGATTTTCCTAATTTTTGAACAATGGCGGTCCCGACGGGACTCGAACCCGCGATCTCCTGCGTGACAGGCAGGCATGTTAACCACTACACTACGGGACCAATTTGGTTGCGGGGGCAGGATTTGAACCTGCGACCTTCGGGTTATGAGCCCGACGAGCTACCGGACTGCTCCACCCCGCGACGATAGGAAAGTAAATTAATTTGCACAATGTTCTTAGCGTTGTTATCCGTTACCTCTTCCTCTACAAGCTGATTCAAAGATGCCAGATGCGTCGAGGCAACTCGAAGTGAATTCGATGAAGCAAAGGCTCGTCGCTCCACTCCACAACGATTGAAAATGGTGGAGGATGACGGGATCGAACCGCCGACCCCTTGCTTGTAAGGCAAGTGCTCTCCCAGCTGAGCTAATCCTCCACGAAGAAGTGACCCGTACGGGATTCGAACCCGTGTTACCGCCGTGAAAGGGCGGTGTCTTAACCACTTGACCAACGGGCCATGTTGATGAATCATGGCGGAGAGCAAGGGATTCGAACCCTTGAGGCGCTATTCACGCCTACACGATTTCCAATCGTGCTCCTTCGACCACTCGGACAGCTCTCCACGATGGCTCCGCAGGCAGGATTCGAACCTGCGACCAATCGGTTAACAGCCGATTGCTCTACCACTGAGCTACTGCGGAATGACATCACTTTAGACATTTATTATTATAATGATTCGCGTTGAGCTGTCAAGGACTTTTTTTCATTCCTTCAAAACTAGATAACCGTTTTGGGAAGAAGCCGGGGCGAACCGCTCGCCTCCGCTTTTC